GCGATTTACATTAAAGGATTTAAGAAATGAACGTACTGCAGTATCTAAACGGCCTACGGCCAGCAATACCGATGTCCGCCGAGCGCCCATCTACCGCCATGAGCAACGGAGAACTGCGTAGGCACATGATGCAAGGTGCTGTGCTGATCAACGGCGAGACGGTAACACCGGACGAGCCGATGGATTTCCCCGTCTTTTCACTGGTGTTCTTTCCGAATTCGAAGAACCGTAGAACCACGATTGTATAGGACTAAATAAATGAGCTTAACGACTGCGGAGCAATTGAGGGCGTGCCATGTGCGCCGGTGGCACATCGTGCAGACGAGCCGGGAGCAGACGCTCGCGGAACATTCGTTCGCCGTGTCGGTGATCGCCGGATCGCTCGCGGCCAAGATGCGGTGGCGGGGGCTGCTGCACCCGGACAAGAAGGCGGACCTGCTGCTTTGGGCGCTGCGCCATGACCTGATCGAGGTGCTGACCGGGGACGTGCCAACGCCGTTCAAGAAGGTGCTGCGCAAAGTGGGCGGCGAGGACATGTTCGAGAAAGCTGAGGACGCGGTGGATAAGGATTTCGGCGCGGGCTATCGCCAGATCGCCGGGACCGAAATCGAAATGATAGTGAAGGTGGCCGACATGATCGAGTCGATCTATTTCCTGCAGGACAACGGGATTGGGTCGCACGCGAAATCGGTGCTCACCCTGCTGCGCGAAGACCTGAGTCGGATGGTGGATAAGTACGACGGCGAATGGACGGAACTCACCGTTCGGGCGGCGACGCGTGAAGTGTGCCGCGAAATCGGCGTAGATGGAGGATGGCTATGAAATGTGCGAAATGTACCGGACCGACCGAAGTGTTGGTGACCTATCAGAACGCGGACAACAGCACGCGTCGGAGACGTAAATGCATAGAATGTGGGATCCGATTCACGACCCGCGAGCACATGGAACCGGGCACGGCGACCGAGCTGAAGGTAGAGGGGGTTGACACGGAACCCCACCCGTGGTATAATACTAGGTTCCCACCAACCACTATAGAGGACAAGCCATGAGAACACCTATCTACTACCACCCGTCGCAAGAGACCACCTACGACTGGATTTCCGTAGCCAAAATCCCGGCGTACGTGCAGCAGTCCGGGCGCGACCACGAGGAATTCCGACCGTTTGACATCGGCGACCTGTACGCCGCGCACGACCCGGACTTCGTCCGCTCCGTCTTCGCTGGGGAGACCGCCAACGGGTTCGGGAATACTCGCGCCGACGTGAACGAGTCGCTACTGGCGTCGAACGCATCCATGTACCACGCCGCGAAGCACGCGCTGGAGACCGGGCGGGTAGCTAACTCGGCGTCGCAGGGGTTCCACCATTCGCACTACGACCGGTGCCACGGGTTCTGCACGTTCAACGGGCTGATGATCGCCGTCATGCGGCTGCTGGACGAGCAAGCGGTGCAGAACGTGCTAATCGTGGACGGGGATGCGCACGAGGGCGACGGGACGCGAGACATCATTCGACGGATGCACGTGGGGGCACAGGTCACCAATCACGACCGGGTGCATTTCGACGAGTACACACGGCCCCATTGGGACGAGGACGAGTGGCTGGTCTACTTCGACAACTTACTGCGCGGCTCTCGGGCTGGTATAATAATGTACCAAGCCGGTGCTGACGCGTGGGAGTGTGACCCACTGGGGGCCGGATACCTATCGAAGGAAGCACTTGCGACACGTGACCACGCACTGTTCACCGCAGCGAGGGGCCGGGGCATCCCGCTGGTCTGGAATCTGGCCGGTGGCTACGCCGACCCGATGCAGGACACGATCGACATTCATTTACAAACGCTAACAATCAGCGACGAGGTGTACTATGGCCGGAAAAGGACCCAACTTTCTACGCAGGATGTTCAGCCCAAATCAGAACCTCTCGCTGGCTGACCTATCGAGGGGGGTCAATACTGTTCACATGGCGATCGGGAAGCTCCCCGGTTCTCAACGTATTGACCCCACTTTTCGCGCCGCGCAAGAGGGGATGTTCCCAGCGGACGTGATCGAGCAGTACAATAATGCTCGGCGGTTCGGCACCACTAAAAAGGGGGAGCCGCTGCGGGCATCACTGGTATCGAATCAAGGCGGGAAGCACGGGATAATCGACCGACCGACGGAGCTGCCTGACCGGTTTTCGCTGATGCTTAGGCCTGAGGGGGCGCGCAAGCTCGACTCCGATGTTGACAGCTTTTACAACAACCCGTCGCTGCATCTCTATAGTGAAGGCATAGAAGACATGACTAGGGGCGCGTACCCGATGTCTTTGGGCATGATGCAGCGGCTGCAACGGAACAAGCCACCCGGTGCTAAAGACCCTCGCGCGTTCAGCATCAACGCGATGGGTACTAGGCCGGACGCGGCGAATGTTGGCGATGAAATGTGGTGGAAAGACGTACCGAATAAGGGCCAGGATCTGTACGCACTCGCCTACGACGTGCTGCGCTCCGCTGGGCAGGGTAACGTGACCCACGGGCTTACCGACGTGAATAAGGCACGCCGCCTGTACAATGTGGGCGCGTACCGGATGGGACACGGGAATTTCAAGGGGATCGCACCGTTGGAGGAACCATACGGCCAGTTGTTCAGATTTCCGATTGACGATGCGGCTGCTGAAGCCGAGTACTTGGAACGCCTATACGGCATGCGATCGAACGATCCGAAGAAGTACAAACGCGGGGCCGAGCTTTATGATGAGACGATAGCGCTGACTGAGAATAAGCTGGCCGATAATTATGGCAAGGGTCCGATTTCGGGACAGTTCTCGGATGATGAATTGGCCGGACTGCTTTGGCTGCGCGAAGCGCAAATGGCCGGGGCGTACGGGCCGAAGAACGCCGCCGGGGAAGTGGGCGGGCTGCGACTGGGTGACTACCGGCCTGAGGACACCGCCGAGTTGCGCAATCTGGTGGAGCCATTCCAAGCCGAAATCCGAGCCAGTGGTAATCGCTACCGCCCGGGTGCGGCGATATCGGGCAATACGTTGGGGCGGCAGATCACGACCGAGGCCACCATCAAACGGATGCTGCGGGGGGAAGAGCCGGAAGAGATCGCAGCCGACATTATCGGTGGTTCGCCCGAGACCGCGTTTACCGGACGATATAGAAAAGGGGGTCTGGTCGCGGCGATGGGATAATGATATAGACATAGACATAGACATAGACATAGGAGTAAAGATATGAACGACGTTAAAGATACGCTGCAGCAGCGGCACGAGACATACGGCGAGTACGCTGCCCAAGCGAGGATCGCGCAGCAGTTGAAAGACGTGATGCACGACACGCCGAACTGGCACACGATGACGTACGCGCAGCGCGAGTCGCTCGACATGATCGCGGCCAAGATTTCGCGGATTCTAAATGGCGACCCGGACCACATCGACTCGTGGCACGACATCGGGGGCTACGCCCGACTGGTGGAGGACCAGATTCGCGAGGTACTTGACAGACCTGTACCACCTGTGTTATAATACAGCTTTTCAACCAACCGATAGAGGACAGAAAAATGGCAAAGACAATCGACACTCCCGTGATCACCGAGCAGATGGTGGACGAATTGGCGCAGGTGCGTGACCAGCTTCGTGCCCTGACCGCCCGCGAGAAGCATCTGAAGGAGATCTTTCGCAAGGGCGGCGAAGCCGTCTACCGTGGCCGCGCCACGCAGGTCTCGATCAAGTTCACCACCGAGCGCCGCATGGACGTTACCGCCGCCCGCGCCGCGCTGGGCGAAGAATGGGTCGCCGACCACCTCGTGGACGTCGAGAAGATGAACATCACGCAGATGGACCTCGTATGAAAGACGCGCTGCTTTGGATCGCTTCCGGCGTCATGTTCGCGATCATGTTCGGACTCGCATTCTTCGTCGACTGGACCCCGCCGATCGTCTGATACTTGACAGACCTATGGCACCTGTGTTATAATCAAGCTTTTCAACCACCAATAGAGGACTCCTACCATGGCACACGAACTAGACTTTTCCAATGGCCGCACCAACATGGCCTACGTCGGCGAGACCCCGTGGCACGGGCTCGGCCAAGTGCTGACCCCGGACGCCAGCATCGACACTTGGACCCGCGAAGCCGGGTTTGACTGGGAAGTGAAAAAGGGCGCGATCGCCTATGAGGTGCGCGACGAGAACGACGCCCCGCTGCGTATGCAGACCGTGCCGAAACGCTGGGCGCTGTACCGCTCCGACACCGGACAGCCGCTCTCGGTCATGTCGAGCAACTATCACATCACCCAGCCCCGCGCCGTGATGGAGTTCTTTCGCGACCTGACCGAGGTGGGCGGCTTCAAGATGGAGACCGCCGGGATGCTGCGCGACGGCGCTACTTATTGGGCGCTGGCCCGGGCTGATGACACCTTCGACGTAGGCGGCGGCGACATCGTGCTCCCCTATCTGCTGCTGGCCACCTCGTGCGACGGCACGCTGTCGAACGTCGCCCAATTCACCACGACTCGCGTGGTCTGCGCCAACACGCTGGGCGTGGCCGTGGATAACAAGAGCGGCCAAATCCGCGTGCCCCATTCGACGAACTTCGATCCGGTCCGATTCAAGACCGAACTCGGGTTGGTCGGCGGGTCCTGGGATTCGTTCAAGGTGAACGCCAAGGCGCTGGCGAAGCGGACTGTGTCGAAAGAGGAAGCGACCCGCTACTTCGTCGACGTGTTCTACGGCGCAGAGGAAGAGGTGGACGTGACCACTAAGCGCCCGATGATCGAGATGGTGACGAAGATCTACTTGGACGGCGTGGGCCAGCGTACGAAGACCGCGACCGGGACGGCATGGGGGCTGCTCAACGCGGTGACCCGCTTCGCCGATCACGAGCGCAAGGCCGATTCGCGCGATACCCGGCTGCAGTCGGCATGGTTCGGCGCTGGCGCACGTCTCAAGCGCGACGCGCTGGACACGGCATTGGCACTGGTAGCATGAAAGGGGGCAGAGTCATGGCAACACGCATCCAATGGTCAGCGACGGAACGGGCGGCGATCGCGCAGCAGATCCGAGTGATCCGGGCGAAAGACCCGGGGCTCTCTCACCCGAAAGCGCTGCTGTGCGCGGCGCAGATGGTGCTGCCGATGCAGCGAAGACGCAAGATAACCGACGGCGTGGTCTACGCGCTGAAAGGCTGGGTGAACGACATCCGGTACGAGCCGATCCCGGAGCCAGCGCCCGCGCCGGTGCTAGACCCGACACCCGAGCCGCCGAAATACGCGACCTCGATCGGTGATCTGGCGCTGGCGCTGGTACGCGAAATCACCCGAGAGGTTATGCGCGAAATGCGAGCGGAGCGAGAACGCGAGGAAGCCGAGAGCGAGCGCGAGCGCTACCGCGACCTATCGGATCGGATAAGCGCCGGGATGGCCCGCGACCTCGAAAGACAGCAAGGACGGGAAAATACCAAGCTGCGCGACCACATGGCGCGGGGTGAATTCGAGAAGCCCCGGCGGCTCTCGATCGTGGTGCTAGGCATACAGCCAACACAGGGTAACATAGTGCGGGATGCCTACCGGGGGCGCGGCGTCGATTTCGACTTCTACGATTCGGACGCGGCGGCGAAACGCGAGGTGGTACAGCGCGACGTGGTCATTCTGATGACGAAGTTCATTTCGCACAGCGTGCAGGAGCGGTGGCGACCGGCGGTGATCGGTGGCCTTTTCGCGGGCCTGACGTACTGCAACGGCGGGGTGACGGAACTATGCGCCGAGATCAATAACATACTTAGCGTACGAGGCTATTGACAAAGGTATGGGACCCGTGTTATAATGCGGGTTTCCACCAACCAATAGAGGACAACACCATGACAC